GAGAAGAGCCTCCCGTACGAGCTCACCGCGTCGTTCCTGCTGATGGCCGATCATCCGGGCATTCCGTTGCCGATCAAGCTGCAGGAGCAGCATCGCGGCATCTTTCCGCTCGACCGTCCCATCACTGAAGAGAGCGGCACACGGCTCGCGGCATGGGCCAGAGGCGGTGCCGCGGCGCGGACGTCGCCGGCGAAACCGGCCAGCGATGACGACGCGAAGATTGCCGACTGGCTGACCGTCATTGCGGACGCGAAGACCGCCGACGACATCCGCGCGATCGCCAAGCAGATCGACGGGGTGAAGAACACGCTTTCATCGGCCGCGCTCGAGCGGTTGCGCGAGGCCTTGAAGAAATCGCCGGCCGCCAAGCGGCGTCGCGAAGCGGGCGCGCTGTTGGCGTAAGGAGGGACACAGTGAGTCGCCGCAAGGATCCTGAGTCGGCCGTCGTGGAGTTCTTCTCGGCGGCGCCGCTCGCCACCGCGCAGACGGTCCTCACGATCGCCAAGGGCATCGTCGCCAAGCGCGTGAAGAGCGAAGTCCCTCCGGCGACACAGAAATCCGACGACGCGGAGGCGCCGCGATGACGCGCGCGTGGCTCATCGAGCAGTTGTGTCGCTGGGCCGACACGCTCCGCGAACCGGCGGGATCGCTCGAGCAGCTGAGCGTCCGCGCGCACGTCGTCGCCGATGAAATGGCGACGCGCGCGGGGCAGCTCGCGGACGCCGACGTGCGCGACGAGGACATTCCACCGGCCATCGCCGCGGGGTTCGTCCGATGAGCGCCTGTGCTTGCGGGCAGCCGCTCCACTACACCGATCCGCGCATCCAGGCGATGGTGCAGGCGTTCGTCGACGCCTGCGGCGAACTGGTGATGGTCACGACGCCGGCGGGATCGTGGTGGGTGCCGCGGCACTTCATCGCGCTGCACGGGCTCAACGCCGAGGACGTGCCGGCGATCGCCGCGCGGTACGGGTTCGTGAAGGTAACCACGGGACCAGAGAACTGACTCAATCGTGGAGTCGATGCGTGCTCTACGTCGATGACAAATTGCCTCGCCATCCGAAGATCTTCCGCGCTGGGGAACGGCTCGGTCCGAACGGTCCCGCCCAGGCCCTCGCGATGTTCCTGGACGGCCTCAGCTACGCGCGAGAACACCTCACTGACGGCTTCCTTCCCGACAAGTTCGTGGCCTCTTGTGGTCTTGTTCAGACACCACAATCGGTCGCGAAGGCGCTCGCGTCGCGGCGGGTTAGGTTATGGCACCGAACCCGCGGCGGGTATCAAATCCACGACTACCACGACTGGAACCGCAAGGCCTCTGAAATCAAGAAGAAGAAGGAAGACGAGCGGCTCAAGAAAGCGGCACAACGGGCGGGAAAAAACGGCGGGAACGGCGATGCGTGACGGGCTGTCCCGCACTTTGTCCCCCCGGGACAATTTCAGGACCTCGTGCGCTCGCGCGTCCACGATCCACGTACCACGTACCACGTACCACGTACGGGGTACTTCCTACGATGTACGTCTCGCCCGTCTAAGTACCCTGATCCCACAATTAGAGCACCGGCGCTGTCGCGCCGGAACGCACGCCCATGGCTGTTGAAAAACGGAAACAGCCGCTCGGCTTCTCGCTGCTCTGTGTCATCGCGAAGGAGCAGATTCCGGAACCGCTCGACTACGGAGAATGGGCCGAGCGCATCAAGACGCGCTTGGCACGGCTGCGTCTGCCGTGTCCTGATCTGCCGACCCAGCTCACGGCCGCCATGGACGCGGTCGCGCGATCGCTGGGCCGGCAACACGAACTTCCGCCGCATGTCGCGACGCCTATCATCGAGGCGGGGCCTGCGCCGCCGTTGACGCACACCGAAGCGGTCCGTGTGCTCGAGCAGCTCGGCGCGCGCGGCCACGTGAAGCGCATGCCAGCCGTCCGAGCCATGACGGTGCGCCAGGCCGAATGTCAGAAGGCCGCAAAGATCCTCGCACAAGGGATCCTCGAGCAGATCGCGCGGTGCGAAGACGCCGAGCGTGCCGTCGAGCAACCGGAGACAAAGGCGTGAGCCTCACCATGGCGCGCCGGCGGATCGTCTTCACGGTGCTCGGCCAGCCCGAGACGAAGGGATCCGCCAAGGCCATCGTGCCGAAGAAGTGGGCCGACGACGCGCATCGCGCCGGCACGGTCCCGCGCGCGATCGTCACGAACGACAATCCGAGCGCCGCCGCGTGGGAACAGCGGATCGCGACAGAGGCGCAGACCGTGGCGTCCGACGGGCTCTTCGTCGGTCCGGTCATCATCGCCGTCACGTTCTGGCTCCCGCGGCCGAAGTCCCTGCCGAAGTACGTGCGGCATCACCTGACGCGGCCTGACTGCGACAAGGCCGCGCGGTGTGTTCTCGATGCTCTCTCGGGTGTGCTCTACCACGACGACAAACAAGTCGTCGCGCTGCATGTGCGCAAGCTGTTCGCGGCGCCGGCGGCGCCGACAGGCGCGCGCATCGTCGTCGAGGAAGCGGAGGAACCCGATCCCCAGCAGCTCGACTTCATCAACGACAACTCCCTGTTTGCGTGAATTGGAGATCCACCATGCGCCGACGTCGAACGCTCAATCCGAAACCGAAGCGCACCAGCTACGAACTGATCGATCCGTCGAGCGTCCAGGGCGCGCCGATCTACCGGCTGTTGACGGAGATCGTCAGCGCGTCGCACGAGGAGATCGCGGCCGCGCGGATCGCGCTCGCCTGGTGCACGTCCTGGGTGCCTGACGCCGATGGGCACGTGACAATCGGGAAGTGCAAGCGGGCGTCGGATCTCGATCGCGAGCTCGCCGAGTTCGACTTCATCGTCCTGCTGCGGCGATCGTTCTGGCTCGACGAGCGCGTGACAGATGGGCAGCGTCGCGCCCTACTCGATCACGAGCTCTGTCACGCGGGCGTCCGGGTCGACGCGCACGGTGATCCCGCGAAGGACGATCGCGGCCGGATCATCTACCGCACGAAGAAGCACGACATCGAAGAATTCACGGAGATCGTCGCGCGGCACGGCACCTACAAGAGCGACCTCGAGGCGTTCGCGAAAGCGCTCATCCTCCGCGGCACGCAGGAGTTCACGCCGTGTCCGACGTGCAAGGACACCCCCGGCTGGGTGCGGCACACGGTCGACGGCGTCGCGCGCGCGACTCGGTGTGAGTGTTGGGTGACCTGGTCGCAGCAGAAGGCCCTCGGGAAGAGCGCGTAGATGATCCTTCAGGGCCATTGTCTCGACGTGCTGCCGACGTTGCCGAAACAGAGCGTTCACATGTGCGTGACGTCGCCGCCGTACTGGTCACTGCGCGACTACGGCGTCCCACCATCCGTCTGGGATGGCGTCGCCGGTTGTCCGCATGAATGGGAATCGGCCGGCAGCGTCGAAGGCTATACGTCGAAACGGAAGTGGCAGCACACGGACGTGTCTCGCGAGAGCAACCCGGACGGGTGGAACCTGATTGAGCAAGGGAAATTCTGCACGCGCTGTGGCGCATGGTTGGGATGTCTCGGCCTCGAACCCACACCCGATCTCTACGTCGAACATCTCGTCACGGTGTTCGATGCCGTCAGGCGGGTCTTAAGACGCGAGGGCACACTGTGGCTGAACCTGGGCGACTGCTACGCGGCCGGCGGTCGCGGCGGCGATACGGGCGGCGCGTCAGGTCTTCAGGGATCGAAGCAGCATCAGGAGGAGAGCAAGAAAGCCGGTCAGCGGATCGGCTCGCGCTCATCATTCCGTCGCGATCGGATGGCGCGCGGCGATGTCGCGCACAAGAGCGCGCCAGGCGTGAAGCCGAAGGACCTTGTCGGCATTCCGTGGATGGTCGCCTTCGCACTGCGCGCGCGCGGCTGGTATCTACGGAGCGACATCATCTGGGCGAAGACGAACCCGATGCCGGAATCGATTCGTGATCGGCCGACGAAGTCGCACGAATATCTATTCCTGCTGGCGAAAAGCGACGAGTACTACTACGACGCCGACGCGATTCGAGAGGGCGTCAACGGAACCTCTCACGCTCGAGGGAACGGCGTGCATCGAAAGGCCGTCAGCGAGCGCGGTCGCATCAAGGCCAACACCAGTTTCGCGGCCGCCGTCCGTGGCCTCGTCGGATCGCGGAACCGTCGATCCGTCTGGACACTGCCGACGGCACCGTTCGCAGAGGCGCATTTCGCGACGTTCCCGCCGCGCCTGATCGAACCCTGCATCTTGGCCGGCACATCAGAGCACGGCTGCTGTTCGACGTGCGGCGCACCATTCCGGCGGATCGTCGAGCTCGGAGAGGAGCTGCGCGAGCAGAAGATCGCCAACGGTTGCAACCATGATGGCCAGTACCACGGAAAAGCCACGAAGGCTTACGACGCCGCCGGCGCCCAGGATCCGAGTGCGGTGAAGGCTCGGATCCTCGAGGGCATGCGCGAGCGGATTACGGTTGGTTGGCGACCGACATGTCGCTGCACGCTGCGTACGGTCGTGCCGTGCAGCGTGCTGGATCCCTTCGCCGGCTCTGGCACAACGGGCCTCGTGTGCGATCGCACCGGCCGCGCCTTCACCGGCATCGAACTGAATCCGGAATACGTCGAGATGGGAAACCGACGGCGCGCGGATGCCGCTCGTGCGGCGGAGGCCTCCGCCTGATGCCACATCACGCGAAAAACTACCACCAGGTGCCCTCGCGAGCGAGAGCGTCGGCGAGCCGCAGCTTGATGAGCGCGTCACGCGTTACGCCAATCTTGCGCGCCAAATCGTCGAACGCCTGGATCATGTCCGCGGGCAACTCGAGCGTCACGCGCTCCGTGTGGCTGGATATACGGATTCGCGGGATGCGTTTGGCCGATGACGGTGAGCGTCGTCGTTTGCGAGCCATCGTCTCAACTCCGAGCGTTGGCCTGCTTGCGCGGCGCCCTAGCCGCGGCGGTCGCCAGTTGATGTACCCGCTGATGCGACAAGTGCATCAGCGCGGCGGTATCGCGCGAGCTCAGATGGAGCCGCCGCTGCTGCAACGTGGTAATGGCCTGGCGCGCCGCGCGGGCCGCCTGCTGTTCAGATCGCTCGGCCTGCTGCTTCGTCTGCCGATAGCGCGCCAGGACCTTCCGAACCTCCGCTGGCAACTGTACGTCGTCGATCAACCTGGCCGCGTCGGCCTTGGCGGGATCGTCGACGCAGACCGACAGCGCCTCGCGGATCCGCCGCCGCGCCTGCTCGAGCGTGCGCCCTTGCGTATGACATCCCGGCACGGTGGCGATCCTCGCCACCCAGAAGCCGGCTTCGTCGCGTTCGTAGCGAACGGTGTACGTCATGATCGTTTCAGCCATCCTTTCCCGAGACACGGTTCGAGATCGCGCTCGATTTGCCGGAGCAGTCCGGGGCCGATGTCCTCCCCCGCGTGGACCGGCACGGTCGTGAAGCAGGTGCCGCACCGGACACGGACATGCGACGAACGTTGCCGAACTTCCTCGCATCCCCGCTCCTTCAGAATCCGGCGCAACGCCTTCGCTGTCATGTGTCTATCAGTATAGACAGGTGCACATTGGCTGTCAAGTCAGGTAGACAGAAACGAAAGGGATTGACGCAACTGCTCGCGCGGCCGATACGGGACGATCAGCCGGAGCCGGACGAAGGCGTACCACGAGTACGACGTCTGATGACGGACCATGAAACCAATCCTTTCGAAGAAAAGAGGGCCGGTGCCCGCAGCTCAGTGCGATTTGCGTGCCGGCGGTGAGAATTCAGGATGCTGGTGCGAACAGGGGCTTATGCAACTGCTTTTTATCTGAATATGCCGACTGAGATTCAGTGGACGGACGAAACCTGGAACCCGACGACTGGCTGCGACAAGGTGTCGCCCGGCTGCGCGCACTGCTACGCGGAGACCGTCGCGCTGCGGTTCTGGCCGACGCAGTATCCGCCGGTCGCCGATCCCTCGCTGCGGGTGACGACGCTCGCCGAGGAAGGCGATCCCTTGCGGGCGCGCGAGTTCACGGACGTGCAGTGCCACGAGGACCGGCTGGATCAGCCGCTGCGCTGGCGGAAGCCGCGGAAGGTCTTCGTCAACTCGATGAGCGACCTGTTCCACGAGGACGTCCCCGACGCCTTCATCGACAAGGTGTTCTCGGTGATGGCGCTCGCGCCGCAGCACACGTTTCAGATCCTTACGAAGCGCGCTGAACGGATGCGCGCGTACCTCGGCGACAGCGATCGTAAACGCTGTATCGACGGCGCGATCTGGACGCGGCTCGGGACGCCCCGCGGCAGCAAGATCGAGCACGGAGGCGACTGGCGCTGCACCTTCCCGCTGCCGAACGTCTGGCTCGGCGCGAGCGTGGAGAACCAGCACTTCGCCGACGCGCGGATCCCGCTGCTGCTCCAGACGCCCGCGGCGGTGCGGTTCATCTCGGCTGAGCCACTGCTCGGGCCGTTACAGCTCGCCTGGGAAGGCTACGGTCCGTACGAATACGGCTATCTGCGTCAGGGAATCCATTGGCTCATCGCAGGTGCTGAATCAGGCCACGGGGCCCGATCGATGGACGAGAACTGGGTCAGGGCGCTCAGGGATCAATGCGTCGGCACCGGAGTCGCGTTCTTCTACAAGCAAAACGCAATCAACGGCCGCAAGATCGGCCTGCCAGCCTTGGACGGGAAAGTATGGAACGAATTCCCTCGAATCACCGACAGGCCGAGCGTCAGTTAGTCGCGCTCGTGCGCGATGGACGTTGGCGAATAGACGACAGCGGACGAGTCTGGCGTCAACTTCGCGACGGGACGGAACGCCGCGCTGAGAAACGCTTGCAGACGGGTTACCTGATGGTGCGGGCCATGATTGGCGGGGTTCGCGTCTGCGGACTCGCTCACCGCCTTGTGTGGCAGCACTTCAACGGTGACATCCCTGATGGTCACGTCATCAATCACCTGAATGGCATCAAGGACTGCAACTGGCCAGCAAATCTCGAGGCCGTCACCTATTCGCGGAATTCGGAACACGCGCATCGGAGTGGTCTTCGAGACGAACACGGCGAGGGCAACCCTGCCCATCGTCTCACCGACAATCAGATCGCTCAGATTCGTACGGCATACGCGGTTGGAGGCTTCACCCAACAACAATTGGCAGATCGTTTCGGCGTCCGTCATCAGCACATCTCACGCGTCGTGCGTGGTCAACGTCGCGCGAAGCAGGGTGGACCTGTGATCGATCGGGATCACCGGCACAGCGTCAACAGTCGCGATCCTGTGACCGGCAGGTTTCTACGCGTCCGCCGGGCGTCAGAGGTTGGCGCGTGAGGAACATCAGCTTCGCGCTCACGACCGAGCAGATCCGCAACCAGACCAAGACCGTCACGCGCCGGCTCGGGTGGGTGAACCTGCCGGTTGGGACGCTCCTGCAGCCAGTCGTCAAGGGCATGGGGCTGAAGAAGGGCGAGCGCGTCGAGACGATCGGCGGGCCGATCAGGATCATCGGTGTGCGCCGCGAGCCTCTCGGCAGAATCACGTTCGACGAATGCGCGCGCGAGGGCTTCTGTGGAATGGGCCCGAGCGAGTTCGTCGCGTTCTTCTGCCGAACGCACCGCTGCGCGCCGGCGACCATCATCACGCGCATCGAGTTCAGCTACGCGGTGTGCGCCGTATGCCACTGCGAAATCGCAGGCGTCGGTCCCGGCCTGTGCGGCGAATGCGCGTGTGAGGAGGAGGAGATCTGATGGCGGCGCTACCGAGCGTGGCCCGTGCGCCGCGCCGTCCAGGCCTCGTCAATGAGCTCCTGGACGTGCACCTCGGTCAGCTGCAGGCGCTCGGCGATGAGCGCGATGGGAATGTTCGCGTTGTACAGCGCGAGCACCTGAGCCGCGGATTCGACGTGCCGTCGGGCGCCTTCGGTTGCGAGACGGTCCTGTTCGTCTCGAATCGCCGCGCTCAACGCCCGAATGTCGGCGTCGATCTCGGCGATCAGGGCGCGCAGCCGATTCCGCGCGTGCCACTGATCGCGTCGTTGCTTACGCAGCCACTGCAGGCGCACGCTTCTCGGCAGATCGGGGCGGCTGCCGGGCATGGGACGTCACCGCGCACTAGCCGTCTTGCGGGGACGTCCACCGAGGAGGCCATTGGCTCGCGCGGCGGCGGCTTTGCGGCGGCTGGTCCCGGTCGCGATCAGGCTGGCAGCACTGCTGATCGTGATCTCGGCCGGCCGTTGCCGTCGGTAGCACTGCACACTGGCGACGCGGATGAGGGCCCGCGACGATTCTGTGTCGGGGTGCGCCTCGAGGTAGGCCGCCAGCGTTCGCCGAATGGCCTGTTCGGCCTTCGCGGGCGTCGGCCCCTGGGCATAGACCGGCAACCCGACGACGTACGCGCTGATCGTTCCGGAGGCCTCCGGTTCCATCACGATGGGAAAGCGGTTTCGGACCATAAGCGATTACTCTATTCCTGCATCTCGCAGAATGCGGTTGCCGAGCTTCCCGGCATCGTGGCCGTGGACCGTCACCCAGACTTCCTGCCCGGTCTTCGGATTGACCAGCTGCAGATGCGAGCCCTTGCCGGTGCGCTTTTCGACGAAGCCCGCGTTCTTCAGTTTCCGAATGACTTCCTTCCACGTCACGACTCACTGATTATATTCCAGCGCTGGGTTATTTGCAATCGATATCGAGAGGGCCCGATCACTCGCGATACCTGGAGGTGCCATGTCTGAGCTGACACCCGTCGAAGAACCGATCGACATCAACGTCGTCGCCCTCACGCCGGCCGAGATGGTGCCGGCGCAGCATGACCTGATCGCCTGGTGCGGACGGAAGATCCAATCGCTGACCGATGAAGGCGATGAGCTCGAGCTCCATCAGAAGCTCGCGATCCAGAACGGGTGGAAGACGAGCGTCGTCGTCGCCGCGCTGAATCGCAACGCCAAGCGCATCACCTACTACACGAAGATGCGCGCGGCGCTCGAGGCCGGCTATTTGATGGTGCCGAACATGCCAATCGACGTGCTGGCCGTGCGCGTCAAGCGCGCCAGCGGCAAGCGGCAGACCGCCGAAGGCTGGCACCGCTTCCAGTCACATCCCGAGCTGCTGCCCGTGGGCGAGGGCCGATACGTCGACGAGCAGCCGTTGGAAACGTCTGGGGAATTCGAGGGGAAGAACTACAAGGGCGAGCCCGAAATCAAGACCCGCTACATCTCAGCCGAGCACGATGACGAGGTCGATTTTCCGATCGCGCTGACGAAGCCCGTCGTGCTCGAAGCCGTCGGCCGCGCGATGGCGCTGAAGATCTTCGACCAGATCGGGCGGGTGCAGAACGGCGGCGGGCGCGATCCCATCTACGTCGGGCAGTTGCTGGACCCACGAGGAAATTCACGGGTCGCGACGTTCTTCTTGGCGTGGTGGGTCAACACGCGCGATCTCTGAGGCTCGCCCATGACACGAACACAGGATCTCGTTGGACAGCTGCAAACGATCCTCGACCAGCTGAAGGCTGAAGTCAGCCCTCCGACACCATCCACAACAGTGAGCACAACAGCCGATCTCGTCAAGGCGCTCGCCGCCGGCGGACCGATCGCGCTCGCACCCGGCAGTTACACGGGCAACTTCACCATCACGAAGCCGACCACACTGGACCTGTTCGGCGCGACCCTGATTCCGCTGGACCAGCTCTCACCGGCGCTCATCGTGAGAGCGAATGACGTCATCGTGAGCAGCGGAACGATTCAGAATGGCGCACCCGATCGGGATACCGTCATCGTCGGTGACTTCAACGCGACATCAGCAGATGCGCAGCCGAATCGAATCACGTTCGACGGCGTGAAGGTGCAGGCCGGCGCGCTGGGTGGGCATCGGGCATTCGCGCTGCACGGCGCGAACATCACTGTGAAGAACGGGCGAGTGACCGGGTTCTGGGAGAAAGGGCGCGATAGTCAGGCGATCTGGGTCCACAACGGGCCAGGCCCCTACACGATCACCGATAACTACCTCGAGGCGAGCGGCGAGACGATCCTCGTGGGCGGGGATACCTTCCACATCCCCAACGTGGTGCCGTCGGAGATCACCATTGCGCGCAACGTCTGCTACAAGCCCGACGCCTGGCGCGCAATCAACCCCGTCGTGAAAAACTGCATCGAGCTGAAGGCTGGCGTCCGCGTACTCATCGAGGACAACGTCTGCGACGGGAACTGGAAGAGCGGGCAGGACGGCAACCCGATCGTGCTCACGGTGCGCAATCAGAACAACGACTCGCCCTGGGTACGGCTCGATCAGGTCATCGTGCGCGGAAACGTCACGCGGCGCTGTATGGAGGGGTACGCCGTCGGGATACTCGGCTTCGACAACAACTACCCGAGCCAGCAGACGCAGATGATCCTCATCGAGCACAATCTCTTCACCGATTCGCCGAACGGCTTCAAGGTCGGCAACGGCGTCGCGATGGATCTCACGATTCGCCAGAATACGCTGCCGGCCATCGTCACGAATCTGCTGCAGTTCTACGACGAGCGCGCCGTGCCCGTGAAGAGCCCGCTCACGTTCGCGGGCAATGTTGCGAAAGGCGGCGCGTACGGCGTCGCCGGCACGAATCTCGGTGTCGGCCTGCCCGCGCTCAACGGCTTCACTACGCTCGTCAACTTCACCGGCAACATCCTCGAGAAGACCGCGGAGCGTGGCATTCCGTGGCCGCTAGGGAACACGCTCGTCGAACCCGGGCAGCTCGCCACGCTGCTCGATACGACAACGCTCAAGGTGAAGAGCGGGACGGCAGGGTACTGAGCCGTGGCTCGACTGTGCCCTCAACGCCACGTCGTCGATCGACCAGGCCCGTGCCCCCAGTGCACACGGGATCACGACCGGGCGCGTGGCAGTCAACGCCAGCGCGGCTATACGCGACGGTGGGAAACCCGCGCGGCGCTGTTCAAGGAGCAGTACCCGCTCTGTGGGATGCGCCCCGGTGGTGTCCGGCCGGTCATGAGCCGGTGCTACGACGAGAAACGCATCACGCCAGTGGCCCTCGTCGATCACGTCATCCCGCATCGTGGTGATCAAGCGCTCTTCTGGGACGAGGAGGGCAACTGGCAATCGCTGTGCTGGTCCTGCCATTCCCGAAAGACGGCAGCAGAGATCCGCGGGATGCATGGATGAATAACAACTCTGGTCGAGTTCGGCCGCGCGCATAGGTGCATAACCGAACCGTCATTACAGCGGGTGGGGGGGACGAAAAGTGTTAGCGACGGAAGCCTCGGTAAC